TGATGTGGGCGGCCCAGTCCGGAAAGAGCTCTCTCTTGGAGAACTTCCTCGGCTACATCATCGAACTCGATCCCGGTCCCGTGCTGCTGGTCGAGCCGCGCGAGGTGGACGCCGAGGCGTTCTCGAAAGACCGCCTGGCACCCATGCTGCGCGACACGCCGTGCCTGCGGGGCAAGGTGGCCGATGCGCGCTCGCGGGATTCAAACAACACGATCCTGCACAAGAAGTTTCTGGGTGGCTCGATTACGCTCGCGGCCGCGAACTCGCCAGCGGGCCTGGCGATGCGCTCGATCCGCTACTGCCTGCTCGACGAAGTGGACCGCTATCCGCCGAGCGCGGGAAGTGAAGGCGATCCGGTGAACCTGGCCATCACGCGCACGGCGAACTTCTGGAACCGGAAAGTCGTGCTGTGCTCGACGCCGACGACCAAGGGCGCCTCGCGGATCGAGCAGGCCTGGCTCAACTCGAACCAGCAGAGCTTCTGGCTGCCGTGCCCGCACTGCGGCACGTTTCAAGTGCTCACGTGGGGCAACCTCGTCTGGCCCAAGGATGCGCCGGAGAAGGCCGAGTACCGCTGCGAGCACTGCTCGAAACTGATCGCAGACTGGCAGAAGCACCAGATGCTCAAGGCCGGCAAGTGGCGCGCGGCGCGGCCCGAAGTCACCGACATCGCCGGCTTCTGGATCAACGGCCTGTACTCGCCGTGGCGCAAGTGGGGCGCGCTGGCGAAGAAGCTTCTTGCGGACAAGAAGTCGGTCGAGACGCTGCGCGAGTTCGTGAACACGGTGCTGGCCGAGCCGTGGGACGATGCGGCCGAGACGACGGTCGATCAGGCGGCGGTGATGGCGCGGCGGGAGCACTACCGGGCGGCGGCGCCGTATGGGGCGGTGGTGCTCACCGCCGGCGTCGACGTGCAGAAGGACCGGCTCGAGTTGGAACTCGTGGGCTGGGGACGCGGCGAAGAGTCGTGGTCGATCGAGTACCGCGTGCTGCCGGGCGATCCTTCGGGCGCGCTGGTCTGGCAGGAGCTTGACACGTATCTTGAACGCCGCTGGCCACACGAAACGGGGATCTCGCTGCCGGTGGCAGCGTGCGCGATCGATTCGGGGTACGAATCGCAGGCGGTGTATGAGTTCTGCCGGACGCGATATCACCGGCGCATCTTTGCCGTGAAGGGCAAGGGTGGACCGCTGCCGGTTTGGCAGCGCAAACCCACGGCCAAGAACATTCGCGGCGAGAAGCCGTGGATCGTGGGCACGGACACGGCCAAGGAGACGATCTACGGGCGGCTCAGGAATCCGACACCGGGCACGCCCGGCTACTCGCATTTCCCGGCGGACCGCGAGGAGGCGTACTTCGAGCAGCTCCTGGGCGAAGTGCTGGTGACTACATATGCCAAGGGGCAACCGAAGCGCGAGTGGCGGCCGAAGCCGGGCGTGCGGCAGGAAGCGCTTGATGCGCGCGTCTATGCTTACGCCGCGTTGCGGGCGCTGGTCTCGATGGGGCTGTCGCTCGACAACGAAGCCGACCGGATCCTGGCGGCCAACCGGCCGCGGCCCGTGCCGGAGGACGACACGGACCGCGCAAAGTGGCTGGGTGACCGGGGAAGGAAGTGGCTCGCGCGATGAAAGTCAGAAGTCAGATGCAATCCTCCGGGCCCACGTGGGAGTACCTCGTCATCACAAGCGAAGCGGAATCGGCGGCCGTGCTCGCCGAGTATGGCTCGCAGGGGTGGGAACTGGTCACCGTTGTGCGCGAGTTTGGCACGCGCGCGACGTTCTACTTCAAGCGCCGGAGAAGCTGAATGGCCTGGACGCAGCAGCAACTCGATGCCGTCGAGGCGGCCATCGCCAGCGGCGAACTGACTGTCCGCTTCGGCGACCGCACCGTGACCTACCGCTCGATGGCCGAGCTTCTCCAGGCGCGCGCCGTGATTCGAGAAGCGCTGGCGGCCGAAGCCGGTACGGCGACGGACCGCTTCTCGTTTGCCCGGACTTCAAAAGGATGAACTGGCTCGACAAGGCGATCGCATGGGTTTCACCCGAAACGGGCCTGCGCCGGCTGCGCGCGCGGCGCGCGGGAGATCTGATCCGCCTGGCATACGAAGGCGCGCGTACCGACCGGCGCACGGGCGGCTGGGTCACGACCGGCAACTCGGCCAACGCCGAGATCTCGGTGGCGCTCGCCAAGCTGCGCGAGCGGTCGCGCGATCTGATCCGCAACAACGCCTACGCGGCGCGGGCCGTAGCCGAGGTCGTGGGCAACGCCATCGGCACGGGCATCACGGCGCAGGCGCGGAGCGGAACACCGGATGTGGATCGCGCGATCAACACCGCCTGGGCCGAATGGATTGACGAGTGCGACGCCGACGGCCAGCTCGATTTCTACGGGCTCCAGGCGCTCATCGCGCGCACGGTGTTCGAAAGCGGCGAGTGCCTGGTGCGCTTCCGGCAGCGGCGCGAAAGCGACGGTCTTACGGTCCCGTTGCAGCTTCAGGTGCTCGAGCCCGACTACCTCGATCACACGAAGACACAGAAGACCGATACGGGCTACATCATCCAGGGCGTCGAGTTCGACCTGGTCGGCCGCCGGATCTTCTACTGGCTTTACGGCCAGCATCCGGGCGACGTCGTGCAGACCGGAGTGCGCGGCGGGGCGTCGCTGCAATCGATTCGCGTGCCGGCCTCGGAGGTGCTGCACATCTACCGCAAAGACCGCCCGGGCCAGGTGCGCGGCGTGCCGTGGCTCGCGCCCGTGGTGGTGACGCTGCGCGATCTGGACGAGTATGAAGAGGCCGAGCTGGTCCGCAAGAAGATCGAAGCTTGCTTTGCGGCTTTTGTAACGCAGCCGCAGGGACCGGATGGTCCGCCGATTGCGCCCGCGGCGCCGGATCCTGTCACGGGCAAGCGGGTCGAAAGCTTCGAGCCGGGCATGATCGAGTACTTGAAGCCCGGCGAGGAGATCACCTTCGCTTCGCCTTCGACCTCGTCTGGCTACCGCGATTACGTCGCAGCCAAGCAGGCTCAAATAGCCACGGGCTTGCAGCTCACCTACGAGCAGTTGACCGGCGACCTTTCTCGCGTGAATTACTCTTCGTACCGCGCGGGGCTTCTCAGCTTCCGCAACGGCATTGAAGGCTTCCGCTGGCTGACGTTCATCCCCATGCTCTGCACGCCGGTCTGGGAGCGGTTTCTCACGGTGGCCTACGCGGCCGGCGCGATTCCCGAACCCGGGCCGTTTCGCGCCGAGTGGACGCCGCCGGGCTTCGGCAGCGTCGATCCGTACAAAGATTCCGTCGCCACGCTCAACCGGCTGCGCATGGGCACGCTCACGCTGCGCCAGGCGATCGCCGAGCAGGGCTACGACCCCGACGCGCAGCTCGAGCAGATCGCCGAGATCAACCGGCTGCTCGATGAGCGCGGCATCGTCCTCGACTGCGACCCGCGCCGCGTCACGCAAAGCGGCGCGCAACAGAAGGAGCTTCAGAATGACCCCAACGAGAGAACGGCTGGAAGCCCGGTTTGAGGCGCTCGCTCCAGCCGACCGCAACGACCGCACGGCGACGCTGACCTGGTACACGGGCGCATCGGTCCGCCGCTACGACGCGCGCGGACCTTTCGAGATGCGCTTCTCGATGGATCCCGGCGCGATCCGCATGGGCCGCCTGGCGAGCGGCTCGGCGCCGCTGCTCAACTCGCACCGCGACTTCACCGTCGACGACGTCATCGGCGTGATCACGCGGGCATGGATCGAAAACGGCCAGGGCAAGGCAGGCGTGCGCTTCTCGAAGCGCACCGACGTCGATCCCATCTGGCAGGACGTGCAAGACGGCATCCTGCGCAACGCCTCGATGGGTGTGGCAATTCACGCGGTGGAAGATATCACTCCCCAGGGCGCGAGTGTGCGCCAGGTGCTGGTGACCGATTGGGAGCCGGAAGAAGTTTCGCTCGTACCTGTCGGCGCAGACCCGGGCGCGGGATTCAAGTTCGAACGGGCAACTGGCCCACAGGAGCAGAAGATGGATGAAACCATCGTGGAAGCCGGCCTGACGGCCGGCGCCAAGAACAATGCCGCGGGCGAAGATGCCCGCGACGAACTGAAGATCAATCTCGATGCCGAGCGGCAAGCCGCGGCGCTGGCCGAACGCGCGCGCATCCGGGAAATCGAGAAAGTCGGCCGGACGCTCGGCCTCGAAGCAACGCTCGTGTCGCAGCACATCGAGGCGGGCACGCCGGTCGAGGAGTTCCGCAAGCTGGCGCTCGATGAACTCGCCAAGCGGAGCGAAGCGACGCCGATCCGCAGCGCGGCCGCCGTAGTCACGCGCGATGAGACCGAAACCCGCCGCGCCGGGATCACGGCGGCGCTGTTGCACCGCTACGATCCGGCGGTCTTCCCCCTAAAGGACGAGCTGGGCCGTGACTGGGCGGGGCAGACGCTGCTTGACCTGGCAAAGGAATGTCTGGAAACTTCCGGCACGCGCACGCGCCGGATGCCGAGGCATGAGATCGCCAAGCTTGCGCTCTCGACCTCGGACTTCCCCTCGATCCTCGCCGATGTGGCGAACAAGACCCTGCGCCAGGCCTATGAGGCCTACCCGCGCACCTTCCTGCCGTTCTCGCGCCGGCGCTCGGCAGTGGACTTCAAGAACATCAACGCCGTGCAGTTGGGCGAGGCGCCGAGCTTGATGAAGGTCAACGAGAAGGGCGAGTTCACCCACGGCTCGATCGCCGAATCGAAGGAGACCTACAAGCTCGCCACCTACGGCCGCATCGTCTCGATCACGCGCCAGACGATCATCAACGACGATCTCAGCGCCTTCACGCGCATCCCGGCGGGCTTCGGCGTGGCGGCGGCGACGCTTGAAAGCGACACCGTCTGGGGCATCATCACCTCGAACCCGGCGATGGGCGACGGCGTGACTCTGTTCCACGCCAACCACGCGAACCTCAACACGGGCGCGGGCAGCGCGCTCGCCTTGGCCGGACTGGGGGCGGGCATGGCGGCGATGGCCAAACAGAAGGGTCTCGATGGCGTCACCGTGCTGAACGTGCAGCCGCGCTACCTGGTGGTGCCGGTGGCGCTGCAACTAACGGCGTTCCAGATGATCGCGCCGAATCTCGCGCCGGCGAAATCCGCCGATCTCGTGCCCGACTACATCCGGGCGCTGACGCCGATCGCCGAGCCGCGGCTCGACGCGGCAAGCACCACGGCCTGGTACCTGTTCGCCTCGCCGGACCAGATCGACACGATCGAGTACGCCTACCTCGAGGGTCAAGATGGCGTGTACATCGAGACGCGGCAGGGCTTCGACGTCGATGGCGTCGAGATCAAGGCGCGCCTGGACTTCGGCGCGAAGGCGATCGACTGGCGCGGGCTCCAGAAGAACGCGGGCAGCTAACAAGGAGACTGAGCGATGAAGAACTACGTACAGAAAGGCGAGACTCTGACTCTCACCGCGCCGTACGCGGTGAGTTCGGGCGGCGGCGCGCTGGTGGGATCGATCTTCGGCGTGGCTGCGGCGGACTACGCGAGCGGCGCCGAAGGGGAGTTCCAGGTCGAGGGCGTTTTCGACCTGACGCGGGAGACCGGCGCCAGCACGGCCTGGTCGGCCGGCGACCTCATCTACTGGGACGACACCAACAAGCGCACCACGAAGACCGCGACCAGCAACAAGCTGATCGGCGTGGCCGTGAGGGCCGCGGCCGACGGCGACGCCACGGGCCGCGTGCGGCTGAACGGGGCGTTCCTCTCCTGATGGCGTTTGCTGATTCGGTCAGCCGGGTGGACGAGGCCTGCCTGCGGGTATTCGGGCGAGAGGTCCTCTACTTGCCGGAGGCCGGCGGGGAGGTCACAGTCCGCGCGGTGTTTCAGCCGGCGCGGGAGGCCGAAGACTCCTCGCCGGGAGTCTATGCGGTGTTGTTCGTCCGGCTGGCGGGCTTGCCCGCGGCGCCTATGAGGGGCGATGAGGTCGAGATCGGCGGCGCTCGCTACAAGGTCTTCGACATTGAAGCCGATGCCGAGGGCGCCGCCGTGCTCAGACTCCGCAAGACCGCCTGACTTGTGGAAGATCTTCCACAAGTTCGAGGAGCCCGCCGATGCCCAGCGTTCGTGTCTACCAGAAAAAGCAACTGCGGCTCGACCTACT